TCAAGTCCCTCGATGTCAACCAACACCCCGTCTGGCTTTGCTTTCGCAACAGCCTGCTGAATCTTCAAGTGTGTTAGCTGTAGTTGGTCGGCGAAACCAATGACGCTACCCACGATGGACTTAGGCTTCATGCGACGAATGTTCGTGCACGCTACGCTGTACGAGAGCCTAGCCTTGGTGAGGTCGTGTACGTTCTTCGGCACATTCTTCTTCATGCCGTATCCGAAAATCATGCTGGTGCCAACAACGTAGCACCCGCCATAGATGGTTTGATTTTCCATCTTGTATGGCTGTCTGTCGTACACAGAGCTTGTTGGCTCCTTGTACTCCCCGCCCTTGAAGTAGAATCCCTTGTTTCCAAACTGAGACTCCTTGCTTTCGTAGTACACACAATCGACAGACAAGAACTCAAAGTCCATGATGTCAATCAGGTAATCGTCGTAACCATGAGTGTATCCCCCAGCACCTCTATCGTAACTCTTGACACCGAACAAACTCTTGTCGTTGTACTTCTTCCCCATCACGCTCCTAGCAATCTCTTCGTATTGCTCTTCTGAAATTTCGTTTCCAGCCATGCGCTTCAGCTCTTGAATGCTGATTCGCTTGATGTGACCCCCATACACAATGTCAGACATCGTGGGGTCTTCTGTATAGCTGTGAAGGAAGTTGGCGGGGTCTACATACTTGGTTGTGATTCCGTAGTTGGGGTCGTTATCTCTTTTGATTACGCCCATGCCACATACGACCAAATCTTCTACAGCTCTACGGTAAACGGTCTGGTCAAAGTCATTCCAGTCCAGCGTAAGCGATGTCGCCAGCTGAGCAGCAACCTCAGCGTTGGTCTTCATGTTTTGCTCCATGAAGATTTCCGCCTCCTCGGTGGTGTCGGGTAAAATGTCTGGGTCAATCTGAGGCTGAAGCCCCATAGCCTTGGCCTCCTTGAGAAGCTCCTTATCGTCGATTGATGATTCGATAGCGGCTCGTGCGTCGTCCTTCTCTCCTTTGCTTACCGGGTCAATGGCATCAATGGAAGGGTACGGTTTTCTTGACAGGATTCTGTTGACTACAACTTTGACGAACTTCGGCACAATAGGAACCGGGCTCCAGTCAAGGTTGAGCAGTGTGCCATCACCGTTGTTTGGGTCAAGCGCGTTTAGAATCTGCTTGTACACAGATGTATCCTGAGTCCCGTTTGCGTAGTCACGATTCTTTTCGAAATCGTGCAAGCGTTGTCTCAGCAGAGAGCCGGAGTTGTCGCTTTTTCCCCATTGGCTTTCAATAGCTTTCGCATACCTCAATCCGTAGGAGCGGTCTGATTTCTCTAGTGGTGACGCAAAGGGGTCTGGGAAATTTCCGTATTTGTTATTTTTGCTCCCTTGGGTCATGAAGTAATTTGTTGGACTCAAGTGCAAATATAGTCATACCGGGGAAGCGTTAGCTCAGCTTGTATCGACGGAAGAAAACCTTCTCATCAAACTGCTTCTTCTTAACCTTTGGCTTAACTTTTTGTGCTGCCAACAGTGCAAGACCAGAGCTAATCGAAAGGTCGTACTTGGTTCTTTTGTCAATCTTGAATCCAATCCAGTCCTCTAGAGTTCTATTGAAATACATCTTACCCGGCTCGCCGAGTTCGTTTAGACCGACGTATTTGTGTATGTAATCTTCTATGGCTGAGGCATGTGCCTGAATCACATCCTGAGAGTTTGAGGGGATACCCTTTGTCTTGACATTTGTGGATGATGAGTTTGACCTCAGGTGGTCAGGACGGTCCATGACATAGCCGTCGTAACCCCTTGATTCAAAGTGTCTTACAATCCCGTACTTGTTGTTCTCTATGAGCAGTGGGTATCCGTAAAACACAGCGGCCATCAACACATCCTCGTAGAAAATTTTTGCCATGGGTGGACGGCTGGCGTACTCCGCAACAAACATGTTACTGGCTGCGTCCATGTTGAACTTGTTGTAGATGTGACATGCACCCTTAGATGAACGGCTATCTACAGTTGCATCAAGGTCGTAAGAGTCAACTCCTCCACACCCCATCTGTGGGTTTGGTGGCACACGCTTGTTTCTATTCATGGACATCACGCTCCTGTTTTCTTGGTCGGGCATCCACGACACATACCACCTGCCTTGATGGTTTGGTAGAAAAACAACCTCCGTGTCGGGCACACCCCCCTTCCACTGGAAGTTGCCCCTCACCACAGGGTTTGGATACAGTGAATCGTTGTGTTCTATCTGCTCGTAAATCTTTCCGATGTTGAATAGACTTCCTTCGACACTATCCCGGAACGCTTCGTCTGGAGTGAACGGGAACTGACGAATGATTTCATTCAACTCTTTAGCGTCGTTCTTCAGAGCGTCCCGCTCGTTTTTAAGAAACGTCTTAGACCCAAACGTCATCATGTCCCCTTCGAGTGTGGGCACTTCTTTTGCTGGGTCTTGAATGATGGGGTTACCGTGAACGTCAAAGAACCCTTCTAATGCTTCGTAGGCCGGGATGAATAGACGGTAGAGGCCGGAGGTAGTTCTACCATTAGCGTTCCTCTTTGTCGGGTCTGAGTCTTTCCAAAGCTGCTTGTATTGCGAGCCACCCTTATCCATCGGATTGACGGTGCTACCGACAAGTGCCTTGCCGACAATGCGACGACCAACGATAAGACAAGTACGTTCAATGCGCCAAGCCTCGCGGATGTCAGAAGGCTTTTCCCATTTGCCCGCTTCGTCCATGTACAGCATGTGGAGCTTCTCACCATCGTAAGCATTGTTGGTGGTGTTCTTCCAGTTTAGCACTGTGTTGAGCGCGTCACCAACATACGATGTTTTGTTGTTCTTCGTTATTCTTTTAGATGGCTCGCGGAACGCCAGCTCCATACGCGGGTTCGTAGTACCATCCTGAATGGGCTTGAAGAAAAAAGGATAGTGACGAAACATCGACACCACCTTCTTCATGAAAATGTTTTCCTGAGCGTCTTTACCAGTCTTCGACTGAATGCCAAGAAGCTTGTCTTTAACTTGAGTAGCCTCATCAAGCAAAACAGAAGAGCAGATGTTAGTGTAACCAGAACGGCGACACTTAGTGTAAAGCTGACCAACGCAGCGCGGGTCAACTTCGCAAGCAGCCATGTGAAGGAAAATGTCTCTTTGGAATCCCAGATATGAGGGATAGCCAATGTCAATCTTCGTCCACTGGAGGAGCATGTAGTGCCGCCCCGTGATAAACGTAGGTTCACCCTGATTGTAAAACCAAAAACCTTCCCTGCGCCTTCTAAATTCTTCCTCGATAAATGGACGAAACTTTTCTCGAAACTCCTTGGGCGTTTCGGCCCACTCATCCATGCTTCGAATACGGGACAGTTCTGTTGGCATAGGTAGCCTTTCCCACATCTGCATACCTGCCTCCAAGCCTTCTCCTTTGATTCCCCGCTTCGGAGTTTCTGGAAGGCCAATGAAAATCCCACCAAGCTCCACGACATCTCCGAGTGTACCGTTGGGACAAATCTTGATAACCTCATCTTCATAGCCATCAACTTTTTCTAAGACACTCATTTGCTAAACTTCTCTGCGAAGCCGCCGGAGTAATCCTTTTCTTGTTCAATACTTCCGTTAGACTTCAAGTCCTTTACCATCTGCTCTAAACGCTGCCTTTCAACCAATAGCTCTTTGCAGTCAATGGCAGTTTGCTTGATTGACTGAAGCTCAGCCTTACGCGCAGAACCACCAGCCTCAGGGTCAACAGGACGCTTTACCTCATCAATCATGTTATTGATAGCGACCTCCATAGACTTCATGAGTTTCTGAGCCGCGCTAATAGTTGTGAACTTAGTTGCGGACATAGAGCACATCATCATCAGTCATGCGATACACGATGGTGTCGTCATCTAAAGTCATCTTGTAATCCCTGTCTGGGAGGAACCCGACAACATCACCCTTCTTTACGCCCTGCTCAACCATGTATTGAGACGGAGTGACAATTCTTGCCTCCAACTCTTTCTTCTCCTTTAAGGAAACAATAATCACACCGGTGTCCGTAACCTCCTCTTCCTCTTCCTCCTCAAGTGGTTCAAGAAAAACCCAGTCAGCAAGCATGTGTAGCTCACCCTTGGAATCACGATACGCAATAGCGTGACTACCCCGGGGGTTCTCAAGGTCTAAGACAGCCATGTAGATGCCATCGTCAATTCTAAGATTGTCACTCTTGGTGACGTGGTGGTGAAAGAAAAGTGTGTCGCCTTTCTTCACTCCTGTCTTGACAAGACGAGGAACAGAAACAACGCGCCCATAGCAAACGCGATGCTCAAACTCGTTGAATCTTGCATCTAGGAAAAGTTCTTTGTCACCAACCGTTATTGTGCCGTGGGTTTTCTCGGGCACTTCAACGAAGAAGTGTTTCAGTGATTTCATTCAAATTTGCAATCGTACTCAATTAGAATAGGTTGATTCTCAACCGTCTTCCAAATATACGTTGAATCTTCGTCCTCTAGGTAAACGTGGTATCTCCTTACGTTGTACTTGTACAGTGATGCCTCGTCTTCTTTGATTGCACACACTCGGGCTGGCCCCGCTTTCATTCCGACGTAATACGCCATTGCGTCCTTGGGGTTTGGCCCAACGACAATCTTTCTAATTAGATTCATGATTTTAGTTTAAGTAAAGACCCAGCAACGGGTCTTCCTCCTCGTTTACTGAGAAGGCTTGAACTTGAAGGGTCATGAACTCTTCAAACTCGTCGGGGTCTTTACAGTTGTGCCCATAGGCTAGGCTCCACCGATTTTCGGTTTCCCCCTCTTCCTCAAGAAAGCCAAACGCGGCACTGTAGACCAACTCACCTGAGTGCTTGTACTTATTAGTAATCTCTTCAATACGCTCCATGACATCTGCGACCTCAGAGAACATTGCTTTCTTCAGAATATCATCCATAGCTTTAAGTGGTTGAGAAGATGGAACAACTAGATGCAGCACCACTTGTTGTGAGATGTGCGGTGACAAGCCAGAAATCATTGTCAACAGCGATACACTCAATCACATCACCGACCTTTCCGCCTTGTGTTGCGCTGTCACTATCAAGAGTAATTGTGTTGTTCGTTCCTGACTTAGCTTGATTCTGAATAGCTCTCGCACTTCCGTCGTCTTTGTCAAGTGTGCACTTGCCGAAAAACTTATCTCCGGTGGCAGACTTGATTGACATAGAGGTAGACTTCTCAGTAGTTACAATGAACTTCACATTGTCTCCAGCAGATGAAATAGCAGGCAGGTTGATTGTTCCACCACTGATTGAGTTCACATCCAAGAGGTAAACCTTGCTCCCGTCACTAGCTGCAATGCTCCCAGTTCCTGTTAATTCAGAAATGGTTGGCACCGAAGAGTCAGCAGTAATTGTAATCGTGTCTGTTGCGGAGTTTCTCGAAAGGGTGATTCCCCCTCCTCCAGTAAACGTGACAGTCTTACTTGTTCCAGTGGACTGAGCAACTGTAATCTGTGGTTGGGTGGTTCCCGCAGTGGTAGTCGTGACGGTCGCCGCAGAGGGAAATGTTCTCTTCTTGATAGTACCATCGCTGGCAATAATCAAAACATCTGTTTCTGTTCCGGTCGTCAGGCTACTTGGACCACTACCGATTTTGAGTCCAGCAACTTTTACCTCAGTTGTGGAAAGTGATAGAGCAGAAGCGTTCCCGCTGCCATCTTCAATTACTTTTAGACTGGACGTAAGGTTTGCGGCATCAGTGGTTTTCAAGAGCCCTTGATACGTTAGCTTAATCCTATTCCCACTAAGTGTCCCCATGCGATTAACTTTACAGCAAATATACTACT